CCTGTAGCAACTTTAGCAACTGCTGCTCAAGCAAATATAACTTCACTAGGAACATTAACAACATTGACAGTAGATAATGTTATCATAAATGGTACAACTATTGGACATACAGATGATACAGATTTAATTACAATTGCAGACGGTATCGTGACAGTCGCTGGCGAAGTACAAATGACTACACTAGATATTGGCGGTACAAATGTCACAGCAACTGCTGCTGAATTAAACTATTCTGACGGAGTAACAAGTGCGATTCAAACACAAATAAACACTAAGACTACAACAGGAAAAGCTATTGCAATGGCACTAGTTTTTGGATAAAAATAATATATATTATAAATATAATAAAAAGGAAAATAAATAATGTCAGCACCAAATTTAGTAAATGTAGCAACGATAACAGCTAAGTCTGTTCAAGCGGCTTTAACCACAACTTTAACTACTGAAATCCTTGCAAATGCAGGATCGTCAGGAAAAGTTTTTAAAATTAATAATATAATCGTAGCAAATATAGATGGTTCTAACGCAGCAGATTTAAGTGTTGCGATTACAAAATCAGGGGGAGATCCAGTAAAAATTGCAAGCACAATATCTGTTCCCGCTGACGCAACATTAGTTGTAATTGATAAAAACACCGCCTTATATCTTGAAGAAGGAGATAATATAGAAGCTGGTGCTGGAGCTGCTTCAGATTTAACAATTACAATAAACTACGAAGAACTAAGTTAAGGAGGCTCATAAAACGTGGCTCACTTTGCTGAAATAAAAGAATCAAATAATAAAGTTGTTAGAGTATTAGTTTTTTCTAATGAGGATATAAATGCTAATGGTGGAGACTTATCTACTGAAGCTGAAACATGGGTTCAAAACAACACGCCAAGAAGTGTAAACGAAACTGTTTATTGGAAACAAACATCTTATAATAGTACTTTTAGAAAAAATTACGCTGGAAAAGATTTCACTTATAACTCTACAAATAATGTTTTTATAACAGAAAAACCTTTTGATTCTTGGGATTTAAACAATGATTTTGACTGGGTTCCACCAGTGCAAATGGTTTTACCTAAACCACACCCTACTTGGATTAGAAGCACCGTATGGGATAGTCGGAATGCACAATATACTTGGAAACCACCTTTAGCTGTTCCTTCTGTTATAAATTATACCCATGAGTCAACAGAATATCAGTATGATATTAGATGGGATAGAAATAGAGAAATTTATATAGGTATAAAACACGATAATTCTTTTTGGGATTTTAATTCTAGCAATAAAACTTGGTCCTCAAGTTCTATATCAGAGTTACCTACTAAAGGTGTGCTTTATAAAACTACTTGGGATGAAGATAATCAAAAATGGACAGCTGTAAATTTTTGGGATAGTGATATAAATTACGAGTGGGATGCAAGCGCTCAAAAATGGGAGACAGTTTAATGAGTATAAGAAAATTAACTAAAATAGAATTAAATGATGTTATTAAAGGTGGAGTTTTTGGAGTAGCAAACGCTCCAGCTGATCTACCAGAAGTAATACACAACATTACATCTACAAATGGTTCTTTTCAATTAACTTATGCAAAAACAGCTAATTGTGATGTAGCTTTAGTTGGAGGAGGCGGAGCAGGTAAAGGTGGAGTAGGAGAAGCTGGCGGAGGAGCTCAAGTAACTTTTACACCAGGACATCCTTTACCAGGATCTGCATTCCCTATAACTATTGCTGCAGGAGGATCTGGAAACGGAGGTGATGGAGCAGTAACCACTCTTGGTGCAAGTTCTCCGTTATCAGCTAGTTTTGGTGCTGGCGGCAGTAGAGATGCCCCCACTGGATCTGGCGGAGGAGATGGAACAGGAGGACCAGCAGGTAATAATGGTGGTTCACCAGGACCTTATAGAGGTGGTGGCGGTGGAGCTGGAGGAAACGGTTCAGGACCACCTAACGGAGCAGGCGGTAACGGAGCAGCTATACCAAGTGCATTTGGTAATGCACCCTCACCTATTTTTTCTCCTTTTGGTTTAACTTTTTGTGGTGGAGGAGTTGGCGGAGGTCAATATGGATCTAATAACTCAGTTAACTTTAGGTCACCAGGAGGTGGTGGACATGGATCGCCAAACGAAGGTGGTGGAGAAGGTGGCGCAGGTCAAGCCAACTACGGAGCTGGTGGAGGAGGCGATGGCTCATTTTCACCAGGCGGTAACGGTGGTAATGGCGGAAGCGGTAGAGTTTTAATTAAAGAACCTTCTGGCGGTGTGCTTTGCCCTGGTGTTTGGAGATTAGGTGGTCAATTACATCATCTAGGAGCAGACGATTGGCAGACTTAATATAGTTGTTTTTTAACGCTTTACAAAGCATTGTAAATATGTTATAATGCATATAGATGATAAAAGAAAGTGATCTCAAATGAATCTTAAATATTATTATTGGTATTTTCAATCAGTATTACCTCAATCATTTTGTAATGATCTAATTAAATACGGTAGTGAAAAACAGGAAGAAACAGCATTAACTGGAGGCTATCAAGCTAAATCAGATAAAGGAGAAATTCTTTCTGAAACAGAACTTAAAGATTTAAAAAAAAAGAGAGATTCTAATATAGTTTGGTTAAATGATCAATGGATATATAATGAAATACATCCATACATTCATCAAGCAAATAAAAATGCTGGTTGGAATTTTGAATGGGATTGGTCAGAGTCTTGTCAGTTTACAAAATATAAACAAGATCAATATTATGGTTGGCATTGTGATTCTTGGAATGAACCATACAATGATCCAGAGAATAAAAATTTTCATGGAAAAGTAAGAAAGTTATCCGTAACATGTGTTCTTTCAAAACCAGAAGATTATAAAGGGGGAGAGTTAGAGTTTGATTTTGGTGCAGATGAGCCAGATAAAAAACATAGTATAAGAACTTGCACAGAAATAAAATCTCAAGGATCTTTGGTTATTTTTCCTAGTTTTGTAAAACATAGAGTTAAACCAGTGACAAAAGGAACTAGATATTCTTTAGTTATTTGGAACTTAGGTCAACCGTATAAATAATGTCCATTGAAATAATAGAACAGTACAACAATTTACACACATTTTTAAATAAATTTAATGTAGTTAAATTTATGAATCATGGATTTTTTCCTAATTCTAAAATACTTAAAAAAAAAGATTTGTTATTTAAATATGAAGCTACATTATATTTAGAATTATTAAAAAACATAGAAACAAAAAATTTAATTTTATTGGACATAGGTTGTGGAAGAGGAGGAGGATTAGATATATTAAAAAAATATTTAAAATTAAAAAAAGTTTATGGGTGTGATATTAACAATATGGCAATAGAATACTGTAAAAAAAATTATAAAGATATTGATTTTAAAGTTTGTAGTTCTGAGAAATTAACATACGACAGTAAAACTTTTGATTTAGTTACAAACGTAGAGTCTTTTCATTGTTATAAAAATAAAAATAATTTTTTTAAAGAAGTTGCAAGAGTTTTAAAAAGTAACGGACATCTATTAATAACAGATGTAAATTTAAATTTTACTTTAGATAATAGTTTTAAAGATTATTTTAAAGTTACTAATGTTGTTGATATTACACCTAATGTGGCTTTTGCATGTAAACATAATATACAAAATTTTTGTGAAAATATTAAAGATAAAGAAATGAGAAGTTTTCTTGTAAATTTAAGAGAAGAAAAATTTTATTCATATTTAAGATATGATACTTATTTTATAATGCAATTAACAAAGATTTAAATGATTACTATAAAAAATAATTTTTTAGATGAAACTTTTATAAATAATTTTATACAAAACATTATAAAAGAATCCCAGGAGTACAAACCTATATGGAAATCTAACATTAATTGGGGAGACAACATTGTAAAGGGTTCTTCTTTAGTTTTAGCTTATGAAATAAACAAAGAAAATTTAAATTATATTAAATCTAAATTTATAGAGTTGAATGATAAATTTAAAGATAAAGAAATAGTAGGTCATTTTTATATTTGGACAAAAGGAAGCCACATACCCATGCATAACGATAGCAATTATGAGTATGGCTGCACTATTTATTTAAATAAATATTGGGACATAGATTGGGGTGGTTTATATATTTGGAAAGAAGGTGATAAATTAAATATTGAAAAACCAGAATTTAATAAACTTATAATTAATAAAGGCAACACTAAACACGGCACCACTTTATTAAACTATAATGCACCAGAAGAAAGATTAACGTTACAGGTGTTTTTTAAATGAAAGTCATAGAACACATAGGTATATTTAATAATGCTTATTCAAAAGCATTTTGTGAAGAGCACATAGAAACTTATTACAAAGATATTAAAAGACATAAAAGAAATACAGATTCAGTAGAAGATGAATCAATAAATTTAAAATATTATGACACGCCTTTTTTAGAAATATTTTGGAAAGATTGTTATCCACAATATGCTTTAAAATATTCAATGTTGGACAAATTACAAAGTCATAAAATATATGATACAAAACTACAAAAAACAAAACCTAGTGAAGGTTATCATTTGTTGCATTGTGAAAATACCTGCAAGGCAGATAGTGGTCGTATATTAGCTTTTATACTTTATTTGAATACAGTTGAAGAAGGGGAAACTTATTTTCCTAATCAAAATTTAAAAATAAAACCAGAACAAGGAACTTTAGTAATATGGCCAGCTTATTTTACGCATCCTCATAAAGGTTTACCTCCCAAACAAAATAAATACATAATTACTGGTTGGGTGGAGTTTGGATTATAATGTATTTTCAAAATCTAGAGTTTTATGAAACGAATGATTTTCAGTATTTGTTGATTCATAAAAATGCATGCACAAGTGTTTTAAAAACAATTGAACATCTACAACCAGAATATTCTGAAAAAAGAAATTTTAATAAAGTTTGTTGGACTGTTATTAGAGATCCTTATGAAAGATTTATGGCAGGTCTTTGTTATGATATTGAAAGACAAGATATAGGTGTAGCAGATATTTCTTTAGATAAATTGTTTTCAACCTATCATGAAAAACTATCAAGAGAAAAAGGTAATGTTAGTCACACTGCTTATCAAAGTATGTATTTAATGAACTCATGTATAAACTGGTATGTTGATTTATCTGATTTAAAAATGTTTTTAGAAATGCATTTTAATAAATCTTTTAACCTCAATAAAGGACCTAATATAGAAGAACACTTTAAAAAAGAAGAAGTATTAAAATATTTACATATGGAATATGAAATATATAATAAAATAAAAATGTCACCATATATTTGGGAATGGCAAAAAGGTAGAATATTTTAATATGTCTTTTAAAAAAAATCAATATCAAATTATTAGACAAGCTATCAGTAAAGAATTAGCTGAATTTTGTCACAAATATTTTTTGTTAAAGAAAAAAGTTGTTAAAAAAATGTTTGATGAAAGATACATATCTCCATTTTCATCTTACTTTGGAACTTTTGAAGATCCTCAAGTACCGAATTCTTATTCACATTACGCTGATATAGTTATGGAAACTCTTTTAATAGAAATGCAGAAAAAAATGCAAGATGAAACTAATTTAAATTTAATTCCTACATACTCTTATGCTAGAATTTATTATAAAGGAAACTTTTTAGCTAGACACAAAGACAGACCTAGTTGTGAAATATCAACTACTATGAATTTAGGTGGAGATATGTGGCCAATATACATTGATCCAACTGGTGATGATAACGTTACCTACATTACAGAATCAAACTCTAAAGTAAAAAAAGAAGCTCACCCTGGCATTAAGGTAGATTTAAACCCTGGTGACATGCTTATTTACAAAGGATATAATTTAGAACATTGGAGAAATTCTTTTGAAGGAGAAGTGTGTAGTCAAGTTTTTCTACATTACAACGATACAGATTCAAATTGGTCAGGAAAAAATGAATTTGATGGTAGAGAGTTTATTGGTTTACCAGACGCTTTTAAACGTAAGTCCGAATAGGCTACTATCTCCTCTTCCATAATCTCCAGTAGGATGAAAATTACAAGCCACAGAATATCTAGTGTCACCACTTTTATTACGAATTATGCAATGTCTTAAATAAGATGGAAAGACCACTAAAAATCTATCTAAAGGAGTTATGTCCCAATAATTAGAATTGTACACCGTATATTTTTTAGGTAAGAGTTCCATATTAGTTTCATTATTATATCTATAAAATCTTATAGGACTAGTTTTGTAGTTATAATAAACAGCAGAAAACATATTGTTAGAATGTTTGTGTATATCTGAAGTTTCTTCTGGTTCTGTTTTAGTAGCCCAAGAGGTTGTTAAGGATAGTTTTGTTTCTGTATTGCCTATAATCTTTTGTGAAAAATTATCTATAGCCTGATCTATCTTAACTCTCAAACCTTTTAAATCTTCGTGTTCATTTAAGATATTTAAACTCTCACTAATACAGCTGTGATTGGACAGCTTATCTATGGTTTTGTACTTAACTGATTTTAAAATTTTTTCTATTTTTTCTTGATCTATATGTTCAATTTCGTAAACTGTAAGTGGTATTGCGAAAAGAGGTATTGTTGCAATTTCTTTCATATTTCTAAACTTTTTGTTTAATGTATTTATAGTATGGTATTATATCACATAATCTATGATACGTCAAGCACTATTACCTACATAAAATAAGAAAAATAAATAGTATATTAAATACTTATAAATATAAGAAA